TTAACATAATATACATAATGCGCACTGAATTGAGGATTCCACTGGGCTTGAAAATGCTACGGCAAATCCTGCACAAGCCATTGAAATACTTGGTAATCCAAGCCCATTAAATTTTTTTGCTATATTCGTCCACAGCGTTTGAGCTTCGCAAGATTTTGCTTTATCCAGCGCTAATCCAACTAAAGCCTTTTCTTTGTCTTCACCAATTGCTTCTGCAAGCATAAGTATTTGGTTTTCATTGAGATAAGTTCTTCCTTTACGTACCTCAGTAATCATTTGTGGACTTACACCCAAGTCATGGGCGATTTGTTTGTATTGCACATACTTCATCTGCTCTTTGTAAGCATCAATGAGTTGGTTCGTATACATTTTTGAATTTCCTATCCAAGCATCAATCACTTCATTTTAGTTCTTTAGCACAAGATTTGCTGTATTGACGGTACATAAAACTCTGTATTTAATCAGCACAGAAATTACTGTATTTGACCACCTTGGTACGGGCGTTTGCCCTTGACGCTTTCGTCTGTCCTTGGTGGTCGCTCTCAACGGTCAAGGTGTTGCTATGAAAAAACTGTCTACTGAAAATGCGATCATTATCGATACGGAAACTACTGGCTTAGGCTTTGATGCAGAAATTGTCGAGTTCACTGCTATCTGTGCTGACTCTGGCAAAGTTATCGTGAACGAGCTGGTTAAACCGACTTGTTCCATTCCTGCTGAAGCGACGGCAATTCATGGCATCACCGATGAAGATGTTAAGGACGCGCCCGACTTTCATCTTGTTTTTTCAAACCGTTTTCTTCCGCTTCTTAACGGTCGTCCAATCATCATCTACAACTCAGATTTTGATACGCGCTTAATCATCCAATCGTTAGACAAGCACTGTAACTCTGCTTACGTCCAATCCGTTGAAGATTTGTTTTTCAAATTCTGTGTTCCTCATTGCGCAATGCTTTGGTACGCCGAGTTCTTCGGTGCTTGGAATGACCAGCATGAAAATTACAAGTGGCAATCTCTGACTAACGCGTGTGCGCAACAACATGTCGATGTGTCTGACTTAACCGCGCACCGAGCGCTGGCTGATTGTGAAATGACTCGTCGATTGATCCACACGGTTAACTCACAGCTTGAAAACCAAACCAATCAAAACTGTGACGGCGTCACTAATGTTTTCTCGGAGTGATAACCATGGAACGTGATCACTCATTTACATGCTTAGTTCTTCTCGCGGGTTTCATCGCTGCGGTGTTCTTGTTTTATCAGAACAATTACATGGACGCTACGGCTGAGTCTTACGCCAAAGTCCAAACGTGGGTTGATGAACATCCATCAGCAAAACCTCTGTTAAACGAGCTGTTGAGCGATGGCAAGTTAACGCCTAACGAGGTCGCTGACATCCGTATTTTCATCAAAGAAGAGCCAAAACGTCTTCTTATTTCTCAGGCAACTGAGGCGCGTTAACCATGAACGAAGCTCAAATCATCTATTACGACTTGCTGCCTGATTACACGGTTTCCGTGTTGGTCAAAGGCTGTGATGAATGGGATTTGCTTAAGTCGATGTCTCATCTTGAGTCTTGGGCTTCGTCTCAATTTCTATCTTACGAGTTGGTTTCTATCACCAACACAACTTACCAAGAGCGCGTTGATTTAGGGGTGTTCGATGACTACTGCAACTAACATCCTCAAGAAGTTCGATGAGCAATCGGTTCATATTGACTACCTATGTTTTACATTTGCAGTCAAGGACTTACGCCATTGTCATAACGCGCTTCAACGTCTGCATAAGCATGAGGAATACCGAGGATTAGCGCCTAAATCACTGTTACAGCGTAACTGTAAGGCGCCTAAGTTCCCTGCTCCACCTCAGTTTAATTCGACCATTGCCAAGACAGCAGATGAGATTAATGCGTACAACGACGCCTTTGAAATCTGTTACCGAAACTACTTAGAAGAATGTCTACGCATCTTCACCAATCAAGTGTTGGGCTTGTCGCTGTCTGCGCCTCGTGGGCTTGGTTTTCAGTTCTACACCGAATCCATGAAACTTACCTCAGCGAATGGCGAAGACTTCTGCGGTTTCGTTGGTATCGGTGGCAACAATGACACGGTGCATTTTCAGATTAATGGTAAAGGCTGCAAGCATGTCTTTGCCCGTCGCGCGCCTTGGTCACTGCATGACTGGCTGACTAACGTGTTGGGTGTGCAAACATTGGCGCGTGTTGACCTCGCTTATGATGATTACGACGGGATTTTTGATTGTGAATACGCGCGCACGGCCTGGAATGACAATGCATTTCGAACGGCTGAACGCGGTCGCAGTCCAGTGCTGCATGTTGACCATACCATTGCTGGCTATCGCGGTGGTCGCCCTGATTACACCAAAGAGCAATATTCGATTGGCTCTCGTACCTCTCGCATTTACTGGCGTGTTTATAACAAGGCACTTGAGCAGAAACTCGCGAACACGGGATTGGTTTGGTATCGCTCCGAGGTAGAACTTAAAAAATGGAACATCGACGTTCTGCTTAACCCAGCTGGTGCATTCGCTGCACTGAATGACTTCTCGGCGTCGATTTCTACCGCAAAGAAATTCAATACAAAACCTGTCCCGACCAAACGCGCGGCGTTAGACCTGTTGGCTTCGGCTCACTGGATGCGTCGTCAGTACGGGAAAATCCTCAACTCTTTAATCGAATTCCATGAGGGTGACATTGAAACCGTGGTCGGTTCCCTTGTCCGTGATGGAACGAAATTCACCTTCCCCGATACCTACGGCAAGTTGGTGACTCACATATTGGAGACTTAACAAATGGCTAAATCTGTTTTTGTTCTAGGCATGGACATCACTTGGAACTCAGCGCGTGGTGACAGTGCGCAACTGAACGTGTCACGTCCGCTACGTGAAATTAACTCGGAGAAATTCAAGCGTCGTACCATTGGCGAATCGGGTGATGTTAACCCGCAATGGGATCAACCTTTGATGATTGATCATACTTACGCCCTGCTCCTTGAACGCACTGGTGCGCTTGTTCCTCGCCGTGAATACGAGCTGCGTTTGGAAATTAATCCAGACGACCCATTGGCCGGTGCGATTGTGACGGAGTTGATCCCCGTCGACCAAGAAATCAAGAAGCACTTTGAAACTTCAATGAAAGCGCAAGGTTAATCCATGCCTATTTGTGTCGATGTTACTCGTCGTGGTTGGCTTCAAGCCACTGGAGAATCTACTCAGCACTGTAGTTCTTACGTGATGATGTCGGTCACTGACTTCAATCAATATCAAGAGCCTGTCGCCTTCAATAGCGACCTGTTCTTATATGTAAGTGGCGTGCTTTTGGTCAACATGATTGTTGGGCATTGGTCAGGCCGTGTTGTTCGCCTTATGAGTAAAAGGTAATTCTTATGAAAAAACTAGAACTTGTTGTAAATAACGTAAAAAGCGCCGTGGTAAACAAGAAAGTCGCGGTGGGTGCTGCGCTTATGGTCGCGTCGGTTTCACCTGCATTTGCTGACGGCATTACCGATGCCATCACAGCGGCCACAACCAGTGGTCAAGCTAACGTATCGTTGACGGTTGCAGGTCTTATCGGTATGGCGGCACTGGGCTTTGGTGTAACGATGATTGTTGGCTTCCTTCGTAAGTAACGGTTCGTCTCTATGCCTCCGATATCTGGTAATTTACTTGGGGATGTTCTCGCTATCGTTCTAGGTGTTGCTTTTGCGGGGGCATTTCTCCATGGCTTTGTGAGTGGCATCAATACTCACTAATCAGTGAATCAGGGGGCTTCGGCTCCCTTTTTTCTTGGTTGTTCTATGAAAAAACTACTTCACATCCTGCCGTTACTTTTGCTGTCCTTTTACGCAAATGCTAACCAAGTCTTTTATGCCAAGGTAACCAGCTTCGTTAACAGCGCTGAAGAGCCGCTTGCTCGCCAATGTGCGAACATCGGTGTGGGCTCTTATATCGGTTATTCCTCGGGTAATAAAACCATTCCTCTTCGGAAGATTTTGCCTAACGGCATCAACTGTATTTCTATCCAAATCGGTCCTTCTGCTTCGGTTATTTATACTCGAAACTCGGTTCAACATCGGATTTGGTTTAACTGGGAGTTTCAAGATACCTGCCCTGAAAATCAGGAATACAATCCGACTACTCGATTGTGTGAATCTCAATGTGAGTTTGGTGAAAACCCTGATGGCTCTTGTATGGATGCTTGCCAGTTCAAGCAATCTGTCAATGAACAAAAGCTGCTTCATTGGTCTGCATATGTTTATGGCCCTGAAGTGACGGGCGCCTGTTATGGTGATTTCGGTGCTACTCGGTGTGAGCTGCGTCGACCTCCGGTTTCAGTGACGGTATGTACTGATGCGGATTCTGGTGAGTTTACGCAAAACACGACTTGCACGTCACAGTTTGTCTTTACCGGAAAACAATGCGATGGCGGCACACTATTTTGGGGAAAGAATGGTCCAGATGAGCCATTTGATCCTGATAACCCCGACGACCCAGAGCATAAACCTGATGACCCTACGGGTGACATCGAAGACCCAAGCGTCTTACCCGATGACTCCACCAATACGGTGACGCCTCCTGATGTGAATGACAAGCCAGATGTGGAAGACCCGGATACCGATGGTTCAACAGACACGGCAGTTCTTTCCGCGATTAAAGGGCTTAATGCTGACGTCAACAGTGGCATTCATGACTTAAACGTCGATGTGAATGAATCCCACGCCAAGATTAACAATGCGGTTATTGACCTAAAAGCCTCGGTGGTCGGCAACACGCAAGCCATTCAAAAGCAGCAAATCAACGACAACAAAATTTACAACAACACCAAAGCGCTCATCCAGCAAGCGAATGGTGACATCACCACCGCCGTGAATAAGAACACCAACGCAACCGTCAAAGGACTCAAAGAACTTGATGCTTCCGTTGGTGACTTGAACGGCAATTTAGATGACATCAAAGGACTGCTTACGGGCGGTAACTTTGGCTCACCCAATGGTGAGGACGTTGCCGAGGTTATCTTCTCTTCAGATGACTTCGTATCGATAAACGAAACCATTCACGACAAGCGTCAATCGATTCAAGATTACGTCGACCAAGTGAAAGGTCTGGTCTCTATCAGCACCAATTTTAATAACGGCTCACTCAGTGATAAGTCATTCACCGTTAAAGGCACCACGGTTGAATCGGGTTTACAACGTTTCGATTCGGTCTCTGGTTACGTTCGCCCAGTGGTGCTGTTTATCTGCGCTTTGATAGCACTTTGGATCTTGTTTGGTCCTAGGAGTAAATAACATGGATTACATCTACGCAGCTTTGGAGTTCATTGCCAATGTTGGTCAAACGCTGCTCGACTTTATTCAAAACATCCCTGACCTGATCATTAATTGTGTCGAGTATGGTGCGCTGTGGTGCATCTCCATTTGGCTGGATATCAAAATCGCATCGATTCAGATTTCATTGAGGATCGCGCAGACGTTACTGGCAGACTATGGCGTCTATACCTTGATTGAGAGTAACTTTAATTCCCTTCCCTCTGACGTGCGTTACATCCTGACTCAGTACGGGGTAACGTCTGGCTTGCGGGTTATCTTTGACTCGTTCGCCGCTTCGCTTGTCATGCGCTTCTTTAACTGGTGATAACATGGCAACTTCATTTCGATACGGTCATGGCGGCTCTTACAAATCAGCATGCGCAGTATGGTTTGACCTACTTCCGGCACTTCGTGAAGGTCGAGTCTGTATTACCAACATCCATGGCATGCAGCCCTTAGAAGTGATCGAGAAAAGACTCGGTGAGAAGTTTCCCGATAGTGCGCGCCTTATCCGCATTAGCTCTCGAAACCCTGACGGCTTCGAGCTTTGGAAGTACTTTTTCTGCTGGGCGCCTATTGGCTCCTTTATCCTCATCGATGAGTGTCAGCAAATCTATTCCACCAATGCTGGCTTCAAGATGGCGAACATACACAAGCGCCCTTTTACGGACTTTGAGCCTCACTTACCGCAAGGATTTTCAGAAATCTTCCACTCTCGCTGGCTTACTGTAGATACATCCAGTTTAGACCGTGGTGAAGTCGATGATTGTCAACGTACCCGCTTTGATGAGCAAGGTCGCATCATCTATCCCGAGAACTTCAACAACGCGTTTATGGAGCATCGCCACTACAACTGGGACATTGTGTTACTGACACCCGACTTCGCTCAAATCCCTAAAGAGTTAAAAGGCGTCGCCGAGCTGGCAAAGCAACACAAAGGGAAAGACGGGATCTTCTTTTCTAATCGTAAGCCAAGAATATTGGAGCATGACCCGCTTCGAACTGTCACGGTGCCAAGTAAAGATGATGTGGTTTACAACCTGAAAGTCCCTCTCGATGTGCATTTGCTTTATGCCTCTACGGTGACTGGGCAAATCACTAAATCGGGGCTTGGTAAGAACATCTTTCTTAACCCTAAGTTCTTAGCCGCTGTGGCTATCTTCATTCTTTCAATGGGATATTTAACGTATGCGCTTATTGGTATTTTTTCTGGTTCTGAGGAGACATCTTCGCAAGGAACGCCAGCTCATCAAACTTCGCAGCAAGGTGCTGTTTCATCTTCAAACCGTCAAACGCGCCCTAATCAAAACCATGCGGTTCATTCTGTCGTGGGTTCTGGTGGTTCTGATTGTTCGGGCGCTGGTTGCGATGGTCGGTCTTATTATGATGTAGGCTCGGTTCCAGCTTGGTTTCCACTATCGAATTCTGAAAGTATCTATGTCTCAGCGGTTGAGCGCTGGTACAAGAAAAAGGTGGTTTACGTGAATGTTCATTTCGAAATCACCACACCTAGAGGTGTGTCTTATCTTGATGATGTGTTCCTAAAGAAAGTCGGCGTTCAGATGGAATACCTCGACGATTGCTTGGTGAAGCTATCGGACGGCGAATCTAACTTCTTTGTGACGTGTTCACCCTATGAGCAGATTGCGCAAAACCAGAAATCAGACATTGAGCTCAAGCCTGTTGGTGGGCTGTTTGGAGGCGATGAAAGCTAATGAACGAATACGTAACCCATGGGCAACTGCTCGAAATCATCGAACTGTTTGACCATCTCTCCATGCTTAACGCGATCATAGTCATCATCGTTTACGACCTCTTTCGTAGTGGTGTTCGAATGTTGGCTGACTATCTGAATAAGGAAAGCGGACAATGAAGATGACATCAGAACGGTTTAATCGTGCGGTCTATAACTCCCCGCTTGGCGCGTTCGTTTTAGTTGGACCACCGACATTTGAGCAGCTTCAAGAACGTAGGCTATTTGTTTTACGGTTTGAGATAGCGATGAGCAAAGCCGTATATGGTTAGAGCGGATTGGGCATCGCCCCGACCGAAGGGAGTCACCGAGATATAAGGAGTTGCGGAGCGACGACGAAGCACCGAGCCACCCACCACTGGCGATCTTGGGCACTTGCTTAGACTGGCGAGTGTCCCTAACTGCCCAAGCCAAAATATGTAGAGCCGCCCCTCGTCCTGCAAGAATCAGCCTCGCAGAGACTAACCACACCAAAGGCGCATAAACCCACTGGAACACATCAAGACTATCAGCACCAAAGCTTTGCGAGTGTCGAGCAAGGCTTTTCCTGTATCAGATGGGACCTGCCGACCAGAGCGCGTAGCAAGTGAGGACGGGCTAGGACGATTGCGCTACGTGCACGGGAGGTCAAACCCCCGAATCTGTATTACGGGGGTAAATTCCACCATTCTTAAACGGTTCGATGAAAATGTAGACAAGCTCGAATAAGCAATCAAAAAAACTATGCAATCAGTTTATATGATTAAAATTATGAAGTATCTTCCTTGAGTTAAATGTCCTAAAACGATGTTACACAGAGTGAATAATAAGATGAGTAAGTAGTCAATGTTTGAAAATGAATCAAAAATGCAGGAATGGTTGGTCGACGAGCTTGAAGGTTTAGATGGGTTAAATGATCTAATCTCGAACTCGGACTATCTAGATAACTATAAACCAGTTAGTGAGGAAGCTAGTAAGGTTCTTAGTTCATTTAAAAAGTGCGCTAGATCACTAAATATATTAGACCTAATATCAGAAGACGAAAATATTTCTATTGAGAGACCTGATTCTCTGAGACCTGACTTTCTTTTTTATTCCGCTGAGTCGCAGGGTGCTGTGATTGTCGAACTAAAAAACATTTCGGGACCAACAAGAGAAGTTGGCACAGAATTATCCGCTTACTCTTGTGAATTGAGAAGTTATATTCCACACCTGTCTGAAGGCGATCTATTTCACGTTATTATTTCAAATTACTGGCCCACGCTGCTGAGGCACTACATATTCCACGAGATATTTTGGAATCAAAAGAATATGATATGTCTCCAACCCCAAGATACTAGTGACGGTATAAAGTTAAAAATTATAAGTATCAATTCAATATTGGAAGCAAATGTTGGGTTTAGTATTTCGGAAAGGCACTTGGCCGGTTATCAACTGTGCTTATACGATAATAACTTATATGACCGAAATGCCGATAAAAGTCGTTTAGATAGTCATATTGAACAAATGAACACTGCAATACAGGTAATGTCTTCTGAAGGTCATAGACAAAGGTCAAATGGTTTCGCATTCCTTTGGAAAGACCATTTGGAAATTAGTTTGGCACCTTACAGTATATCGATCTTTAATATAGCGCCATTCAAGTCTATTGAACGTTTTCTTCATGAGGTTGATAGTGTAAATGATCTAACGGAAATGAAAAAACGGTTCTTAAAGTTGACTCAGTGGCGCGCGCCTACTGGCCATGGTGATGCTTTACAGAGCGTTGCTGACTCTGGCGTCCCATTTTTAAACAAGTTCTGCTCTCCATGTTTAGAGGGGTTTCATGATTGGGTTGAATATAAGCCGATGATGTTAGAAAGAGCAGAGCTTTTGTCTTTTCACTGTTGGGGTATTTTTGAGGAGATGAGAAATATCGTTTTAAAAGAAGAATATGATCAAGGTAACTTAGACTTAGAAATCGATGACCCTCAATTAGGATTAGCAGTGATTAATCGCATTATAGATAGTGAATATGAATTTATAGATATTGACTTTCTTGAACTTGAATGATTTTTTATAAAATTATCAACGCATGGTATTTGTCATGCGTTGTTCTTTTCTACTCTTGATTAGATGTGCTCTAAATCGTAGTCTATGTGCGCTAGGTTTTATATGTCAAGGATATGAAATGGCTAAGTTTTTAAACACAAGTGCTACAAACTACTACCTCGAAGAGCTTATAAAAAATGCTTCAGAAAGACTGATACTCATCAGCCCTTTTCTCAAACTTAATGATCGTATTCGAGAACTTTTGGAAGATAAAGATCGCTTAAAAATCGACATCAGAATTGTCTATGGTAAGAGCGAACTGCAACCCGATGAGATTAACTGGCTTAAAGGTCTCTCTTTTGTGCGTACTAGTTTCTGTAAGAATCTTCATGCTAAGTGCTACATGAACGAGAGCTCATGCATTATTACAAGCTTGAATCTGTATGAGTTCAGTCAGGTAAACAACAATGAAATGGGTATCTTTATTGACCGTGATGAAGATGCAGAGATTTACAAAGACAGTTACGAAGAAGCACAACGCATTATCCGTATAAGTGATGAGGTAAGAATATCGTTAGAAAAGGTGCAAGCTGAATCAGCCCCTACCGAAAGCAATGAGTTAGCTGCTAACGTACAAGAACAAACGAAGATTACCTCTTCTAAGTTAGCTAAAAAGCACAATCTCAAAACGGACGACTTCCTTAAGCTGTGTGTGACTAAGGGATACCTATCTTTTGATGATGGAAAGCATTCATTAACAGATGAGGGTAAGTCGTTTGGTGGAGAGTTCAAATACAGTAAGCGCTTTGGCCCCTACTTCATTTGGCCAGAGTCACTCGAGGTCGTATAGGTTCAAATAAGGCTCCACTCGGAGCCTTTTTTATTACACCATATTCTTTAGCACTCTCGCATACTTAAGAATCTGGTGAGCAATCTTAATATCATTCGACGCACCAAGCTCTAACAACGCGACTCCAATCAAAACTTGCTGAGCAGTAACCAATTGTCCAGTTGGAAGCTCTAATCGATCATGTCTCATGATGAAGTTTTCCCACTCTTCACTAGAGCTAAGCTCCCTACCCTTATTCATCCTCATCAGCCTTCTACACTCTGGTGGAATGGCTTTTCCATTATCCCACTGTTTGACGGTCCTCACAGTTTTTAAACAAAGTTTGGCAGCTTCTTCGATGGTTAAACCACATTCAAACTCACGAAAAATATAGTTTTTTGTCATTTCGTGATACTTCAT